AAAGCAAAAGAAAAAATTAGAAAGGAGTCAAAAGCTGGAATGTATGAGGGCGGTGGGCCAGGCGAGGCTCAAGGCCGAAAAATGGCTACAATAGTTGAGAAAGACGATAAAAAAAATATAGAGGATTATGGCGGTGTGGATTTGCCTACGAACGCTAAAGGTGGCTCAGTAAAGAAGATGGCATACGGTGGTAAAGCTATGAAGATGGCTAAAGGTGGCATGCCTATGGTAAAAAAAGATGGGAAAATGGTTCCCACGTTTGCTGCTGATGGTGTAGGTAAAATGTCTTACGGCGGCAAAGTCAAGAAAATGGCTGATGGTAAGATGGTTAAAAAGAAAAAGAAAACCACAAAAGTAGTAAGACGTAGAGGAGATGGTTGCGCAGTTAGAGGTAAGACTAAAGGAAGGATGGTTTGATATGGGTATCTTAAAAAAAGCATTAAACGTTGTAAGTCCAGCAGCTAGTGTCATTAACAAGTCTGGCCCAGTAGCTAAAATGTTGGGCATGGAAAAGAAAAAAGCGGTCGCAACGCCTATGAATAGTGGTGTAGTAGACATGGTTAAAAAAGGTCAAGCTCAAAACGCACTTCAAGAAGGACAAGCCAGAATAGCTCCTAAAAAAATGAGCAAAGGCGGCGCTATGCACAAAATGCCAGATGGCAGCATGATGAAAGGTGCAGTTCATAAAGCCTCTTCTGGTAAGTATATAAAACCGAAAAAGAAAAAGAAGAATACAAAAGTTTCTAAAAGCCAATGCTCTAGACGTGCCGATGGTTGCGCAGTAAAAGGTAAGACCAGAGGAAGGATGGTTTAGTCGTATGATGCCTTGTCGTGGAATGGGTAAGATTAAAAAGATGGCTTCAGGTGGGCAACCTAAGGCTAAATCTAAGTCTAAAGTCAACGAAGCTGGCAACTACACTAAACCAGGATTACGTAAGCGTATCTTTAATAGTATTAAAGCAGGTGGTAAAGGTGGTGCTCCAGGGCAATGGAGTGCTCGAAAAGCTCAGATGCTCGCTAAAAGATACAAAGAAGCTGGTGGGGGCTATAAGTCGTAATGGCCCTTAAAAAGTCACAGAAAAGTCTTAAGTCTTGGACGAAACAAAAATGGCGTACTAAAAGTGGTAAGCCATCAACCCAAGGCGCAAAAGCAACTGGAGAGCGGTACCTTCCAGAGAAAGCAATAAAAGCATTATCGGATAAAGAGTATGCGGCTACTACAAAGGCTAAGCGTAAAGCTAAAGCCTCCGGCAAACAAGTTGCTAAACAGCCTAAGAAAGTGGCTAAAAAAGTAAAAAAATACAGGAAGGTAACATAATGGCAACTACGCCTGGTATTAAAACTAAAGCTAAAGCTAAGCCTAAAGTTCGTAAAGCTCCAGCTAAACGTAAAATTACTGTCCCAGTAGTAACGCAGACACAAGCACAGCTTGACGGGCATGAAAAAGAATGTGCTGCTAGATATGCTTCTGTTCTAGATAAATTAAAAGCGTTAGATAAACGAATGTTTCGCATGGAAGCAACAAATATGACTTCCACCATCGCTATTATTGGCTTAGTTATAGCCACATTTTTAAAGTAGATACTCTATGACTACAACAGGTACAAGTACATTTAACCTCGACCTTAATAACCTAGTAGAAGAGGCGTTTGAGCGTTGTGGTGCGGAGTTGCGTACGGGATATGAAATGCGTACCGCTCGTAGATCTTTAAACTTACTAACTATAGAATGGGCTAATCGTGGCATTAATTTATGGACGATCGATCAAGGTAGCATCGCACTTACGCAAGGCACTGGTACTTATAATCTTCCTATCGATACTATTGATCTGCTAGATAGCGTCATCCGAACGGGTACTGGCACGAATCAAAACGATATAAACATCACACGGATTAGTTCTTCTACATACGCATCTATACCTAACAAGAACTCTCAAGGTAGACCGATTCAAGTGTGGATAGACCGACAGTCTGGTGCGACAGAACCTACAACTGGGATAGCATACCCCACTATAAACGTTTGGCCTGTACCCAATAACGATACTTATACTTTTACTTATTGGAGGCTTAGACGCATACAAGATGCTGGTAACGGGGTTAATACTGAGGATATACCGTTTAGGTTCCTCCCTTGCATGGTTGCAGGGTTAGCGTATTATCTGTCTTTAAAATTACCAGAGGCGCTAAATAGAACTGAGATGTTAAAAATGGCGTATGAAGAACAATGGAACTTCGCTTCAACTGAGGATAGAGAGAAAGCCTCTTTGCGTTTAGCTCCTCGGCAGATGTTTTACTAAAGTTACATGGCTAATAAATTTGCTTCTGGCAAAAATGCGATAGCAGAATGTGATCGTTGCGGTTTTCAATATAAGCTCAAACAGTTAAAAGAGCTAACGATAAAAACCAAAAATGTTAATATTCTGGTGTGTCCTACTTGTTGGGAGCCGGATCAACCACAAAATCAACTGGGTATGTACCCTGTAGATGATCCACAAGCATTACGTAATCCTAGGCCGGATAATAGCTATGAACAGTCTAGAGATATACAATGGGGTTGGAATCCAGTAGGACTTGACAACCCACTAGAACTTAGTGGTCTCGAAGATGATTTAGTAAGTGATGGGCAAATAGGTGTAGTAACAATAACAACTAGTTAAGGAACTGATATGGAAGATACAGGAAAATTTAGGCAACCAAAAGAAGTACCTGTACCAAATGTAGACGGGTACCCAAACAAGGTAGCAAATACTCAGACACAAAAAACTCGTGGTACTGGTGCGGCTACTAAAGGAACTGGTCATAGCAAAAAGATGGGCTAAATGAATTACGCTACTTTATTTGAAACTATTCAAGGGTATACTGAGAACACGTTTCCTAGTACGTCTGTAAACGATACTTCTGCCGCCGCTACTACTTTCACTGGCAAAGAGCAGATTGATACGTTTATACGTCAGGCTGAGCAACGAGTTTTTAATGTTGTTCAGCTGCCTGATTTACGTAAGAACGTTACAGGTACGTTAACCGCGTCTAATAAATATTTAGGTATACCGTCAGATTGGTTATCTACATTTTCGTTAGCAGTTATTGCTGCTGATGGTAGTCAGACGTTTCTTTTAAATAAAGACGTTAACTTTATACGTGAGTCTTTTCCAGACCCTACAGCAACGGGTGTTCCTACGCACTACGCTATTTTTGACCAAACTGCTTTTATTCTTGGGCCTACACCAAATAGTAATTACTCAATGGAGTTACATTACTTTTATTACCCGCAGTCTATTGTAGACGCGGGGACATCTTATTTAGGAGATGATTTTGATTCTGTACTTTTGTATGGGTCTTTGATGGAAGCTGCTACGTTTATGAAAGCAGAACCAGACGAAATTGCTAATTATCAGAAACGGTATGATGAAGCGTTAGGACTAATTAAAATGCTTGGTGATGCTAAGAATCGTCAAGATATGTATAGAACCCCACAAGTAAGGTACCCAGTTAAATAATATGCAAACCGAAGAACTTTCTTTTTTACTAGGTGGAGATGGTATTACAGTAGCTACTACAAGTGGTCGAGGGTTTACACCTGAAGAAATAGCAGAACGAGCACTAGATAAAATTATTTCGGTGGGATCACAATCTCATCCGGCTATTAGAGACCAAGCAGAAGCCTTTAGAGCACAAATTAAGCAAGTTTTAATATTTTACTTAAAGGAAGCTGTAAAGTCACACAACGTAACTCTGGCTAACAAGCTCACTAATGCAGGTTACTCAGAACTCATATCAATTATAGATTCATAAGGAGCCAATTATGGCAATTTCACAAGCAATGTGTACTTCCTTTAAAGCTGAGCTTATGCTGGCTGTACACGATTTTCGTAACGGAACTGGAGATACATTTAAGTTAGCGCTTTATACGTCTTCAGCCACAATTAACGCGAACACTACAGCATACTCTGCTACTAACGAAGTATCAGGTACTGGATACACTGCTGGTGGAGCTAATCTTGTTAACACAGGTGTGGCTAAAACAGAGACTAGTGTAACTGCGGGTACTGGCTTTACAGACTTTACTGACCTTACATTTTCCAATGTAACAGTTACAGCCCGTGGCGCTCTTATCTACAACAATACGCCATCAGCTAACGGTATTTCTGGTGCGGTTCCAAATGCAGCAGTAGCAGTTCTGGACTTTGGTGGTGATAAGACTTCAACAGCTGGAGACTTTACAGTTATTTTCCCAACTAACGACGCGACAAACGCAATTATTAGAATTGCTTAAGTAACATGTCAGCGTTAGCTTGGAATGAGTCTACTTGGAACAATGACGACGGCTTTGGTGGTATAACAACCGCTGAGGTTACTCTTACTGGGGTAGGCGCAACTACAACTATTGGTAGCGCGGGGGTAGCAGAAAGTACAAGTACTACACTAACTGGGGTGACGTCAACAGTTAGTTTAACTAGTATAGTAGCTACCGCTGGCGCAGATCATGATGTTATAGGTACAGCAACAACTGGAACGCTGGGTACTCTAAGTGCTACAGGAGTTGGTAACGTTACATTAACCGCAGTACCCGCAATAGTTACTTTAGGCACGGCAGTAGCTAGTATTCCAGCGAGTGTGACTGTTACTGGGGTAGGAGCTACATCTGCTCTTGGCGAGGATGCGGTATTACTACCTACTACATGGGGGTACAATACGTGGAACGACCCTGCTCAAGGTTGGGGTGGTATTCGATCTGCTGATGTTTCTTTAACAGGAGTACAAGGCACTACCGCTCAAGGTACAGCTAATTATACAGGCGATGCGAATCTAACCTTAGTAGGAACAACACTTACAGCGTCTTTAAGCACCGGAGTAGAAGTCGAGGCGGGTGCAGACCACCCAGTTAATGGAGTTTCAGCAATTTCTTCAGTTGGTAGCGTTACAGCTGAGGCAGGTGCTAAAGGATCTCCAGCAGGTTTACAAGCAACTGCTAGTACAGGCACATTAGGATTTATTACTACTAACTATGTATCCGTATCGGGGGTTCAAAGCTCTGTTACAGTTGGAACAGCTACAGCACGTATAGACAGTTCTGTTACAATCACGGGAGTTTCAGCGGTTGGATCAGTAGGTATTCCGTTGGTGTGGAGTGATATAGATGATAACCAAACACCAAACTGGTTAGAAATTAGCACGGGGAGCGCAACTTGGACGGAAGTAGACGATAATCAAACACCAAATTGGCTACCAATAGCCGCCTAGGAGTAAAAAATGGCATCAACATATTCATCAAATCTTAAGTTACAACTCATGGGTACTGGTGATAACGCTGGCACTTGGGGGGATGTAACTAACGTAAATTTAGGGACTGCGCTTGAAGAATCTATTGCGGGTACAGTAGACGTATCTTTTTCTAGTTCCGATGTAACACTTACATTAACAGACGCTAACACCGCACAATCTGCGAGAAATATGCGGTTAAATTTAACTGGTACATCCGGTGGAGCTAGAAATTTAATTGTCCCCGCTATCGAGAAGATGTATGTCGTTAACAACGGTTTAGCTGATGCGTGTACAGTTAAAGTATCTGGGCAGACAGGTGTATCGGTTCCCGCCGGTAAAACTACGTTACTATTTAATAACGGGACAGATGTTGTTAACGCTATAACTCATCTAGCTTCTTTGACGTTAGCTACAGATTTAGCTATTGCTGATGGAGGTACAGGATCGAGCACCGCTAGTGCTGCTAGAACAGCATTGGGTGTTGCTATTGGCTCTGACGTACAGGCGTTCAATACTAACCTAACAGCGATTAATCAAGCCCTCGTTACGACAAGTGATGTACAGTTTGACTCTTTTGGAGTAGGTACAGCCGCATCAGGTACAACTGGTGAGATACGAGCAACTAACGATGTGACTGCTTTTTACTCATCAGACCAAAGACTAAAAGAAAACATAATTAACATTGATAACGCGGTTGATATAGTAAAGCAACTGAACGGGGTTCGGTACGATTGGACAGCGGCTTACATTGAGTCTAAAGGTGGTGAAGACGGTACATTTGTGCGTAAACAAGATATTGGCGTTATTGCTCAAGAAGTAGAAAAAGTATTTCCAGAAATTGTTGCTGAAAACTCTGGAGGGTACAAAGCCGTCAAATACGAAAGACTTGTAGCGGTACTAATCGAAGCGGTTAAAGAACTTTCCGATGAAGTCGCGAGGCTTAAAGAGGGTAAATAAATGGCAATTCCTGGTTCTGGCCCAATAAAAATATCTGAACTTGCTACTGAGTTTGGTGATACAACACCTAATTCTATGAGTGAATACTACCGAGGAGGTAGTTTAGTTCCTGACTCCCCTACAAACTCAGGAGTCCCAGCTTCTGGTGCAATTGCGCTAGAAGATTTTTACGGGGCGCAAAATAGAGTTGCACTTGCATTAACAATATCGAGTAGTACTCAGAACTACGATGTTTTTACTCAAGCAAACGCAAGTCCTTCTTACTCCGCAGGATCATCTGACATAACATTAACCGTTAATCCTGGAGTCGTGGTTGGTTCTTCATCTACAGGAACTTATGCGCTTCAAGTGCCAAGTGGCTTTACTTCCGGTGATACTGTTACTGTTGTTAACGGTGGAACAATTATTGGTCGAGGTGGCAACGGTGGTAGTGGTGGCCCTGGATACCCTAGTGGTAATGCTGGCGCTGGAGGTAGTGCTGGGAATGCGCTGTACGTTGCTTTTCCAACTGTTGTTACTAATAACGGCACTTTAGCTGGGGGCGGTGGTGGCGGTGGTGGCGGAGGAAGTAGATCCACTAGTCCTGGTGGCCCACCAAAAAATCCAGTAACTGGGTCGAATTATGGCGGTGGCGGTGGCGGCGGCGGTGCGGGTAATACTGCTGGTTCCGGTGGTGGCGGTGGTGCAAGATATCCTGGGACTCCTGGTAGTAATGGTGGATCTGGTTCTGGTGGTAGTACAACTGGTGGTGGTGGTGGCGGTTCTAGTACTGGTGGTAATGGAGGTGCTGGTGGCGGTCAGGGCGCTAATGGTAGCAGCGGTGTTAGCTATACTAGACCTGGAGCCGCTGGTGGCACACGCGGGTCGTACCTTGTTGGAAATCCACTTGTTACGTTCCCAGCTACGGGTACACGTTTAGGTTCAGTTTCTTAAAAGAGGATATTATGAATACAATCACAATAAAAGTAGTTGCTTGGGAAGATGACGGGCAATCACTTATATGTAAATACGCATCAGACGAAACAAAATCAAGCAACCCAGATGACTATAACGCTGTAGCTTTTCAACCAGTGCTTATGTGGCCTGACGCTACCACACAGGAAGCGGTTTTAGAGCAAGCCGCACGCGCAGGAGTTTCTGTTTGCCAAGAAATAAAAACGTACGAAGACGCAGCAGACGATCCAGCTAAAATAGCTATTTATAGTGGGTTAGTAGGCCAAGAACAAACATTTAATTATGCTGACATTGTACCAACTCCGTCTTCAGAAGGTCAGCAAGTAGATCCTGACACAATAGAGGTATAAGCATGGCTAATTTAAAAACGCCGTACCGCACATTTGGGTATATAACTGTAAAATCAACTTGGGATAATGGAGATCATGTTGTAACTCCAAATCCTGAAGGTAGGCAGTGGATAAACTTAGCAACTTCGGGGGCTATGGTTAATGCACACACAGATGCTACAGGGACTCCACCCAACAAAGCATTACCCGACACTACTATTGGGCAGTGGTGGACACCCGCAGAGCTACAAGAGTTTCACGGCACTTTAGTTTGGGACGCTCAAGGAGATGTTACTTGTTGGTGCCTTTGTGCAGAAAATAACAACAACTGGCTACCGTATGTGGATAAATGGGTCTTAGCGTCTGGAGAAACAACTACATTACCTGTTGGCACTAAATTGTTTTTTTGCGCGGGGAGTATTACTATAAACGGTACTACACATACAGATCCAATTCAGATACACGCAAAAACTTCAGAAATTTCTGTAACAGCAAATGAGGATTCGTACGGCATATTATTTTTATGAAGCATGCTTACAAAGTTAATGCAAAAATACCAGATTTAAATACTTCAGGAAGAGATTTAATTTCTGAACATGGAAGACTAAAACGTTCAAAGTTTTATAGTTTAAAACGATTTAAATTTGGAATTGACGAAGCATTAAAATTTGTAGACGTACTACCTCAAATTAAAGACTATTGCGTAGATTCGTCTTTAACAAATATTAAGCTCTTACTTCCACACGTACATACTGGCCCACGACATATAATTATTAATTTTTATATGGGGGTTAGTGGGGAAAAAACTTCCTTTTGGGAAGGAAAAATAAAACACGACGATAGATACATTGAAGATCAAGGTAACGGGTACGTTAATGTAAATCCTGATCTTATCGACCCTGTAGAAAGTTTTACTGCTCAAGACGGTGATATATGGGCTATAGACCCGTTTACAACTCACTCTGTATTACCTACTATAGATACAGAAAAATCAATAATAAAAAGAATGGTTAGCGGTTTTGATCGCCGCGTTGCAGTCAAAGCTATAAGAAGCAATCGAAGTATTGTTCAACTTTTTTATGATTTAACGCTTGAGGAGGCGATAGAAAAATTAAATGAAAAACTTTAAGCACATCACCAATGCGCTACATAAAGAAACCTGTGAGTATTTAACAAAATGGCTACATGAATGTGTTGAGCATAAAAAAACGGAGCGTGACGCTCAATGCCCTAAAAGTTGGTCTACTGGGCATGATTCTATTACCGACAAGGTACTTGAAGAGTTTTTACCTAAGATGGAAGAAGAAACGGGTAAAAAGTTGTTTCCTACATATGCTTACGCTCGTTTATATCAAAAAGGTGAAGTTCTAAAATGCCATACCGATAGACCTGCTTGCGAATATAGCGCAACAATTACACTAGGTCATGATGGAGAAGTATGGCCTTTTTGGGCAGCAGATCCTGGAGAGGACACAGATCAAGGAATAATTGGTGAATACGACGAAATATACCGTATAAAAAATTCAAAAAAATTAACAGCAGAAATCGGTGATGCTGTTATTTATAAAGGTTGTGAAGCACCACATTGGAGAGAAGAATTAGAAAATGAATGGCAGACGCAAGTATTTTTACACTATGTAGAGCAAGATGGCCCTAATGCTGAATGGAAGTACGATAAAAGACCCGCGTTAGCGCATCATGAACAACCAAAAGATTTTGGAGAAGTACTTTATTGGTATGTGCCTAATGCTATAGCTGATGTTTCTTGTGATCAAATGATGCAGAAATTTGAAACCGTAAATACAAATAAAGCCGAAATAGGTGGAGATACTAACGGTGTAGTTGACTTAGCTATACGAGACGTTAATAAAATACAAATTACTCATGAACTAGGTATTGGTGCGACCCTTTCTGGTATGGGTATGAATATCAATCAACGTGCTTGGAAGTTTGATATAACTCACAGCAACCAAACTGAGTATTTAAAATATGATGTTGATGGGCATTATGAAACTCATGTAGACACTTATATAGCTCCAAAAGTTACAGAATGTAGAAAGTTAACAATACTTGCGTTTCTAAATGATGATTTTGAAGGAGGTAAGTTATATTTACAAAACGGCTCCGGAAAAACATACCCTCCACAAGATAAAGGTACCGTGCTTGTGTTTCCTAGTTTTATAAATCATGGAGTTGAGCCAGTAACTAAAGGTATCCGTAGAAGTATTGTCACTTGGTTAGTTGGCCCTTGGTTTAAATGATTATTATTGACGACTTATTACCTAAACAACATAGACTAAAAGTTGTAACTCAACTAACAGAGCAGCTACCTATAACATGGCGCAAATGGGGGGATAAAACGTCTAACCCCGTAGAAGACTTCTGCGTTTATGTTTGGAAACAAGTTTTTCCAAAGTATGTAGTTATGAATTCAGAGGGATGGGAGTATTGGGAGCAACGTTTTGGGCCTAGCGAAACACAAGACTATATTGGGTTTCATACAGATAATGACCTCGATAGGTGGGTAGATCCAGAGGAAGAACAAAAACTTATTGATTCTGGGAGGGTTAAAACAGCTGATTACGGGTTTATATACTATGCGCATACAGAACCTTGTGTTGGAGGCTACCTAGAAATAAAAAGAGATAATGAAGAACTTGAACGTATACAACCCGTACCGAACAGATTAATCTTATTTACACCTAATGCGCAACATAGGGTTACTAACGTAGTCAAAGGGTATAGACGTTCTATAGTTTCTAACTTATGGAAACAAACACCGAATAAGTATAAATGATTGATAGCGCTTCACACTTTAAATTAGTAGCCTCACAATTTACAATGCAAGTTATATGTTTTGTAGGCTTGTATATATTGTGGGATACACAATGGCTATGGCTTTCTCTAACCGGAATTGTTTTAATCGGTGGGTTTGGAATAGGTTTGTATTATCATAGATACCTATCGCACAGTTCTTTTAAAGTACATCGAGCTACTGAACTAACGATGCATTGTTTAGGAGTTATGGCGATGCAAGGCTCTCCAATGATATGGGCAGCTAATCATGTGAATCATCATAGGCACTCGGACAAGCAATATGATCCACATCCATCTTACGAGTGGTTTAAAACTTGGTTCTGGATAAGTGTAGGTGAGCGGCTAATGATAGACCCAAGAACTATAAAAAGACTATCTAAAGACCCTATACACCCACTAACCACTAGGTACTATTTTAAGATATACTGGTCAACTATTATACTAAGTGCAATAATAGACCCAAGAATAACGGTTTATTTTTTTGCTGTGCCTGTGGTGTACGCTTTTCATATATCAGCGTTTACCAATATAGTTTTGCATAAATGGGGGTATCGGAATTTTGATACAAACGATGATTCTACGAACTTACCACTACCGTTTTTAATGGAAAGTCCTTATCACAACAATCATCATAATGATCCTTCAAACTATAATCAAGCAGTAAAATGGTATGAGTTTGATATGTATAAGTATTTAATAGACATAATTAAAGTTAAAGGTAAACAAAATGGCTAGTACATTTAGTGCTTTAAAAATCCAGTTAATGACTACTGGAGAGAACCTTAATACTTGGGGGGTAGTAACTAATACTAACCTAGGTACTGCATTAGAAGAAGCTATTGCTGGTAGCGCTGATGTTTCGTTCTCAAGTGGTGATGTTACTCTTACGCTGTCTGATAGCAATGCTACACAAGCTGCTCGAAATATGAGGTTAAACCTTACGGGTACATCAGGCGGTGCGAGAAATCTAATTGTTCCCGCTATTGAAAAAATGTACGTGGTGAACAATGGGTTAGCAGATGCTTGTACTGTAAAGGTCTCAGGGCAGACGGGCATAGCAGTTCCGGCAGGTAAGACTATGTTGTTATTTAATAATGGAACAGATGTCCTCGATGCGGTCACGCACTTGTCTTCCTTAACTCTCGCAACTGATCTTGCTATCGCCGATGGGGGTACAGGAGCTTCTTCAGCAGCCGCTGCTCGAACAAATTTAGGGCTTGTGATTAATACAGATGTTCAATCTTTTAGCGCAGTTACCGCAGCAATTAGTGCACTCCCAGTTAATAATGGTAATTTTATTGTAGGTAACGGTTCTACTTTTGTTGCAGAAGCTGATGCTACCGCAAGGACTTCATTAGGCTTAGGCACTATAGCTACTCAAGCAGCAAATAGTGTAACAATTACTGGTGGTACTATGTCAGGTGTAACAGTTAATACATTTGTTGTTGGAAGTAACGCTGTAGGAACACGAACTTTATCTTCGTCTGATGCGTCAGGCGGTTCTAATGGTGATATCCACTATAAATTCTAAGGGTTGATATGGCTGTATCAATAAACAATAGTGGTACTTTTGTAGAAGCCCAACAAATCTTTGTTAACGACTCGGGTACTTGGAGAAGCATAAAAAAAGTACAAGTTAATGACAATGGTACATGGCGAACTGTATTTCCTGAGAGTTTGAATTTTTCTTCCGCAACTATTGGCGTGCAAACAGTAACCGTCCCTGCTGGTTTGTTTGAAGTGGTTGTAAGTGTATACGCTGCTGGTGGGGGTGGTGGCTCAGCTGTCCACACAGGGGATTTATTTGGTGGTGGAGGTGGTGGCTCTGGAGGTTTTATAGAAACTCAAACTATATCAGTTACCCCAGGAGAAGAACTTACAGTCACCATAGGTACTGGTGGTGCAGGAGGAGTTTACCCAGGGTTTCAAGCAGGTGGTAGAAATGGCTCTAGTGGAGGTACAACTAGTGTAGTAGCTGCTTCTGCTACTGTATCTGCAACTGGTGGCGGGGGTGGTGCGGCAGGTACTCCTGGTGGCGGTGGTGCAGGTGGATCTCCAAACGGTGTTAATGGTGCTACAGGTCAATCCGCGCATCAAGGAGGTAACGGTGGCGCAGGTGGTCAAAACGGTACAGGTAATGGTAATGGTGGTAACGCTAACCGAGAAGCTAGTGGTAGTTCAGGTGCAAATGGTTTTGTGACAATAACAGGATCTTAGGTATGAAAACTTTACACGAAGCGGAAACTATAGATGGCGAAATTGTCTGCAAGCATGAAATAGAGGTAGTATGTAGCCATTGTGGTGATCCTGTAAGCAAACATGAAGAAAGCACAGGAACATGTAGTAATTGTGGAAAACCTTGGAAACCTCGACAATCTACTTCTATTTGGGCTACATCAGTACCTCAAGCAGGAGCTAAGACTTTAGGAGAATAATATGCGTAAAATTAAAGAGGCTTGTATTTGGGTTTGGACTAAAATTAAACAAGCACTAGTATGGGTAGTATCTAAGTTTATTAATGTATGTAAGTGTGAAAAATAAGGAGGCACTATGGCTCTACTTAACGCACTCATTGGGCCTGTAACAGGGCTTTTAGATAAGTTTGTTGAAGATAAAGATCAGAAAGCAGCGCTAGCACATGAAATTTCGACGATGGCAGACAGGCATGCACAAGAACTTGCCCTCGCACAAGTTGAAGTCAATAAAGCGGAAGCAGCTAGTGGATCTGTCTGGAAAGGCGGCTGGAGACCTTTTGTGGGTTGGGTGTGCGGCACTGCCTTTGCTTATCATTTTGTCATTCAGCCTCTGGCTATTTTTGTCGTTGCTGCCTACGGTATGGAGATACCTGCTTTACCTGAGTTCGACATGGGGCAGTTAATGACCGTGTTGATGGGTATGCTAGGGCTTGGTGGCCTTCGTAGTTTTGAGAAATATAAACATGTGGCTAAATAAATGAATAGCTTTATGGATTTCTGGCCTGTTATATCAGGCTTCATTGCAGTAGCTGCTATAGCAGTGGCTTTCCGTGCAGAGATAACTATACGAGTTAAAGTATTAGAAGACAAAGTAAAAATTTTATTCGATATGGTTAACAACAAAGACAAGTAAATATGGCGTTTAAGTTATCACAAAGAAGTTTAGATCGTTTAGAAGGTGTTGATGATGCTCTTGTAGCAGTTGTTACTACAGCTATAGAATACACAAAAGTAGATTTTGGTGTTACTGAAGGGCTTAGAACTATAGAAAGACAGCAAGAGCTAGTTGATCGAGGCGCTAGTAAAACAATGAAAAGTAAACATTTAAACGGTTCTGCTGTTGATCTTGTTGCTTACATAGGCCCAAGAGTGTCTTGGGAGTTAAATTTATACGATGACATAGCTGACGCTATGAAACAAGCGGCTACTGAACTAGGTGTTGCGGTTCGATGGGGTGGTGCTTGGACTACAAGTAATATATGCGAATGGCAAGGTACTATGGAACAAGCTATGACTAACTATATTGATATGCGTAGATTGCAAAATAGAAGACCGTTTATCGATGGGCCTCACTTTGAATTGGTGTAGATATGGCGTTTATAAAATTACAGTTTAAACCTGGGATTAATCGTAACGTAACTAACTACACTAATGAAGGTGGTTGGTATGATGCAGATAAAGTACGTTTCTTTTCAGGGTTTCCTCAGAAAATAGGTGGGTGGGTTAAACAAACAACTCAAGAGTTTAATGGTGTATGTCGTCAAATGATGAACTACGTCACTTCTTTTCTTGATAACTTTTTAGTTCTAGGCACTAACTCTAAATTGTACATTGAGGTAGGTGGAGTTATATATAACATTACCCCCGCACGAGCTACATATGGCACTACCGCAACAGATAACTGCTTCGCCACTACTAATAATTCTACTACAGTAACGGTGGACATCACAGCGCATGGAGCAAACACAGGAGATACTGTGTCTATTACTGGCTCAGCAGCTGTTGGCGGCGTACCCGCCGGAGATTTAAATCAAGATCACGTAATTGACGTTATTGATGTAGATACGTTTGTTATTACCGTAGACACCGCAGCTACTTCTACCGTTGCCGCTGGTGGAGGCACAGCAATCACAGCTGTTTTTGAAATTACTCCAGGTAACAAACTACTAGTAGAAGGCTATGGTTGGGGTACAGGCACTTACGCTAGAGGCTTTTGGGGTCTTGGATCTACAGTACCCGTTGATTTGCCACAACGTGATTGGTGGTTAGATAATTTTGATAATGACATTGTTGCTACCATACGTAACGGCCCTATTTATTATTGGGAACGAGGCACTAACGCTGATGCAGGTGTTTCATTAGGTACTCGTGCGGTACTTTTATCTTCTCTTAGCGGTGCTACTGATGTGCCTTTGCTAGCTATGCAGACGCTAGTTTCTCAGAACGATAAACACTTACTGGCTTTTGGTTGTACTCCATTTGGTGGAGGAGAACCTGACTTACTGCTTATACGTTGGTCTAACCAAGATGAACCAAAAAACTTTACTCCGGCAGTTACTAATAGTGCTGGGTTTATAAGAGTTTCACGAGGATCGCGTATCGTACGGGCACTAGCTACTCGACAGGAGATACTGGTCTGGACTGAAGGTCAGCTGTATTCTTTGCAGTTCTTAGGCACTACTGATGTGTTTGGCTTGCAGGAGTTAGCGGATAACTTATCTATTGTTTCTCCTCGTGCTTGTATATCGGTTAACAATCAAGTGTACTGGATGGGGCACGACAAGTTCTATGCTTATACAGGTACGGTTAGTACGTTGCCTTGTAGTGTAAGAGAATATGTGTTTACCGATATAAACTATACACAAGCAGATCAGATTATCTGTGGCACTAACGAAGGATATAACGAGATATGGTGGTTCTACCCTAGTGGTACTTCTAACTGGAATGATCGTTATGTCGTGTACAACCACTTAGAACAAATTTGGTATTACGGTACAATGGAGCGAACAGCTTGGTTGGATAGCCCACTAAGAGATTTTCCACAAGGAGTAACAACAGGGCAGAACGTTGCTGATGGTAATATTTTCTTTCAAGAATATGGAGTAGATGAAGATGGAACCGCAATGGAGTCGTATATTCAGTCTTCTGACTTTGATCTCGGTGATGGCGATCAATTTATGCTTAGCAGGCGCATTATTCCAGACTTAAATTTTAGTGAGTCAGAGGCGTCCGAACCAGAAGTAAAATTTCAAGTAAGACCTCGAAACTTTCCAGGTGCTACAGTGCAAGAAGATATTAGTGATAGCGCGGATGTTGTAGAGTCTTCGGTTGGAGTTTACACAGATCAGATATACTTACGTGCCCGTGCTAGACAGATGGCGCTTAAAATTAGCTCTGACGGTTTAGGGGTTAAATGGCAGCTAGGTAGTCCACGAATTGATGTTAGATCAGACGGTAGACGTTAATGCCTTTTTTTAATACACGAGCACCAGCGCTACCACAAGCAACGGACTTGTATGATCCAAGGTATCAGAATACATTTGGAGATGTTCTTCGTTTGTATTTTAACCGTTTGGACGCTGACTTAAACTCACTTAGCACTAGTTTAGGAGCCGCACAATTAAATCTACCCACAGCGTCTTATTATGACACTACGACTCAAACAGCGGCTAGTATAAATACAGCGTACAAAATTAAATTGGGGACTGCAATCAACCAAAACGGTATTACGGTAAGCGGTACGGGTGGCACTCGATTTACTGTAGAACGGACGGGTATTTACAATATATCGTTTACTGGGCAAAAAGAAAGTAGTAGCGCGAGCACTCAAGAAATGCACGTATGGATAGCTAAGAATGGCACTAATGTAGCTAATTCTGCTCAAGCGTACTCAACGCACAACAATAATCAACGAAACGCTTTACATTGGAACTACAACATATCGTTAACCGCCAATGAATATATAGAACTTATGTGGTCAGTAGACGTTACTACGCTAACATTCGCTCCAGAAGCCGCCGCTACACCACACCCAGCAGTACCCTCTGCGGCTTTAACTATTAATTTTATATCGAACACAGAAGGATTTGTTGCCTAAGCTAGGCAAACAGTTAATTTTTAGGGATAATAAGGCTATGAATACTTCAGCAGTAGCACAAAACTTAGCATCAAGAGGACGTAACGGTGATACCACACTAGTCCACATGACCCCCGATGAAGTGCAGGGGTTACAAGCATTAGCTATGGCGCAAGGTGGGTCGCTTACAATTAACCCAGAAACAGGGTTGCCAGAGGCTTCGTTCCTTAGTGATACTTTTAAAGCAATAGCCCCTACGTTGATAGGTGCAGGTCTTACATATTTTAGTGGCGGCGCAATTAATCCGTACATGGCAGCTGGTATTGTTGGAGTTGGCGAAGGTGTTAGAAAAGATGACATTGGCGCTGGTTTAATGGCAGGTCTTGGTGCTTATGGTGGTGCTGGGATGGTTAAAGGTCTAGCAGGAATGGGTGCAGCACAAGTAGGTCAAGTCCCAACTGCAGGAGTTGATACTAAAGCGCTTAGTGAACTTGGTGGTGGTATGGTTTCAAATACTGCTACTGCTGGTGGTACTAATGCTTTAGGTATAGCTCAAGGTGGCGTTGATCCTAGTTTAA